GAATTAAACCTGAACCCATTAAGTTGGCGAAAGAAAAAGAAAAAGTAAAGGCTATGTCTTTTAGTGAGATATTAGCTAAAATAAACCATTATGTAAGTATACATGGTAGCTTGCCAAGGAATTAAATCAAATGAAGGAATTTTTAACACTCTACTCAGAAGCGGGGATGATAGGTGTTGTAGGTGCAATGTTTATGTTTTTAGTTTATTCTATGAGCAAGAGAGCCAGTCAACAGGCTGAAGCACTTGAAGACCTTAAAGTTGAAAACGAAGAACAATCTGTAAGGATTTCCAATATTGAGTCTATTGTGCTTAAATTCTTAGATAGATGGAATCGTAGTGATGAAACAAGAGATAGACGACATGAAGATATGGTAAAGGAGATTAATGATATGTCTGATGTTCTTATGGAAATAAAAGGAAACGTGAGCAGAATCAATGGCCGCCACTAATATGACAGTTGCAGAATATAGGGCTGAAAATACAGCAAGGCTTGTTAAATTAGAGGAGCGTCAGATTAGCATTTTTAAGACGCTACAAAGAATTGAAACACATATTGAAAAAATTAATGGACAAGTACAAGAAAATAAGACCAATTTGGCTAAGATTGGAACTGTTGGCTCTATTGGTATTCTTGTTGTCCCCGTCATCGTATCAATAATAATGAGGTTAGTATAATGAGTGAATGGGTAAGTTGGACAAACGCCTTCTATATGGGTGGTGTTATTATGGCTGGTATCGCTACTCTTGTAGCTGCTAAATATAAGAACATAGTCAAAGAGTTTGGTGATGTCTTAAAGAAATTAGAAGATGGATATAGAGATGGTAAGCTCACAAAACAAGAGAAAGATGCGGTGATGAAAGAAGTAATTGATGTAGGTAAAGCAGTTCTTAAAGCAAAATGGGGGTTATTCTAATGGCCAGTTTAGCAGATGTATATCGTTCTCAATCTGCCAATAATCGACAAATGGTTAAAAGGCAGCCTGAAAAACCAAAACGTATGGATATCGTATTTCATATGCCGGAAGTAAAATCACTTATTAGGCATCTGGATGTTTTGTACTCTAGTATGATAATTCAAAATATGAGTAGACCTTCTAATGATTCTATGTGGGAAACTATTAGTTGGTACAGTCCCGGTCAGGGAGCTGTAAAGCAATCTCAAAGCGTTAACTAAAAGGATATAAAATGCCAGCACAAGTATCAAATGGTAAGATGGCTACAGCGCCTTCTAAGCCAATAAAGAAGAAGAAAGAAGTAAAAGAAAACACTCTTCTTGATGAAATTTCAGAAGCTATAGGATATGTCATAAATGAACTTGATGACATACAGGGAAGATTAAAAAAAGTTGAAGGCCGAATGGGTCTTTAATGGATGTTATAAATTTAGGTAATGCATCTACTCCAGACACAGGCCCTGGAAAAGTAAAAAAAACTGGTGGTAATAGAGGGTATAATATGGCTAAGAAATCAAAATCAAAACGACTAATAGCTTGCATGTCAAAAGCAAAAGGGGACCCCAGTAAGGTTAGAGCTTGCAAGATTAAGTTTGCAACAGAAACTGATACACAAAAGAGTATTGATTATAAACCGAAAGGATAATAATATGCCAAGTCCAGAAAAATGTAAAGAAGAATGGAGAAGATTAGGATATACAAGTTACCTTGAATGCAAAGGTTATGGAGAAAAAAAGATAGGAAAAACACTTTCAGCCCCAGCTAAAGCTGCTAAAGGTGTTGAATCAGTAAAGAAAACTAATGCCTACTAACAGAGTAGATTTATTTGGGCACGATAAGGGACTAGGAGATACTGTTAGTCGTGCAATTAGAACCGTAACTCGAGGAAAAATAAAGGAGTGTGGAGGATGCAAGAAGAGGAAAGAATACTTGAACAGAGCGATCCCCTACAGGAACAACGAGAAGAAGCGGTACGAGTAAAAAACGGTGGTACGATCAGAGGCGTTGAGGGAGGCCTGCGATTAGATGTTTTTGAACATGATTTAAATTCCGAATATGATTTCTCTGAAGACGAGTGCCCTGTATGTGAACTCCCAGAGCATGCTGTAAAACATATTATAGAAGATATCGAATACGAAGAAGGCAATGCCTAAACGTATTTGGAAAATCGACAAATTCCACGGTGGATTAAACTCTAATGCTGATCCCCGCGACATAGAAGACAATGAGCTGTCTAGAGCTTCTGATATAATGGTGGATTTAATGGGTAAAATCAGACCTATGGGAGGGATGGCTGCGCATTATAATTATGTTAATTCAGCTTCAACAGGAACTGCTGCAGGGGCAGTAACAGCTGGATATGGTTTATTTCCATTTAGTCATGATAGATTAGGGGCTCAGTCTACTGGGACAAGTCAAGCTGAAACGGGTGATGATTATCTAGTTTTTGCAGATTGTGACTCAAGTGCTAATTTTGATATATATAGTAAAGTAGCTAATGCATGGGGTGATGGTATAGTTGATTTAGGAAGTACAGCTCTCATGAAGCCAACATTTTACTATGTAGATGGAGCTTTAAGAGTTTCTGATGGGAATTTTGGAGCAAATAATACTCCTAAATGGTATGGGTATGTGGAGAGAACACTATTCCCTGGCGTAAGTGGTGACGAAATAGCAAATGACGGATGGTATGCCAAGGATCAAGGGCTAGCAAAACCACCAGCTTGTGATCTAGATGATGACTCTACTAACTCAGCACCGGCTGCAGGTGAGGTTGATATTAATTTTTTTGATATTTCTGCAGCCGGAGGTACATGGGACTTAGTTAGTTATGATGGTTTAAGATGCTATATAAGTTTTGTTTACGATGGAGATGTGGGGGATAGGACTGGTCAAGAGTCACTGTTGAGAGAAATGACTGGAACTCATCCTACAGTTCCAGCGGATTACATGATGAAACTAAGAATTATGGCACACGGTCCATTTAATGAAAGAATTACTGGCGGCAGGGTATATTGGTCTGAGATTATAGACCAAGATACTTCACCATATGAAATTGATGGTACAAGATATTTATTAGCTGAATTTGATTTTAATAGAGGATCGAGAGCAGCTGGGTCAGAGGAATGGAGACCCTGGGGAGATACTGGGGTAGCCGATGATGTTGAGTCTCCAGATGGTACACATCATTTTTTGTTACATCCTCCAATGGATGAAACATACGAAAGTATCAACGGATTTTCCCCTACTTACGATGCTATAAGTTTCGATGCAGCTGGATATGGATATAAAACCGCTGTAATTGCTAATAGGACTGCGTATGTTGCAAATTTTAGAATGAAGAACAAAGATGGAGTTGTAGAAACATTTGGAGATGGTATGATTAAGTCTATTGTTGGCAAATTTGATACGTTTGTACCAAATAGAATAATTGAAGCTAGTGTTAGAGATGGTGATGAAATAGTTAAGCTTGAAGAGTATGCAGATAGAATACTTCAGTTTAAGAAAAAGAAGATGCATTTAATAAATGTCTCACAAGAGATAGAGTTTCTTGAAGATACATTTATGCATAAGGGAGTGACTCATCCGGCAGCTACTTGTAAAACTGATTATGGTATTGCTTGGGTTAATAGACATGGAGTTTACCTATATGATGGTAGGAGGGTGAATAATTTACTAGAAAAGGATGGACGGCAAATTATAAAGGATATAATATGGGATGATTGGATAACGGCAGCAGGCGGTTATCCAATGATAGGTTATGTACCTAAAAAGAGGCAACTTATTGTGATAGCAGATATTGGAGCAAGTGGGGGAGATAATGATATTTATTTACATGATTTAGTAACTAGAAGTTGGGTACATGGGTATAATAGAGTACCCGCAGGTGATGTTGCTAAAACAAACCCAATTACAGATTGGAATGGAGATTTTGTTATTGGGCATACAACTGGTACTATAGTAAAATGGGTAGATGATTTAGCAGATGCTGGAACTACTACAGATGATATGGTATATATTTATACAAAAGACATAGATTTTGGGCAACCAGCACAAAGAAAGAAAGTATACAGAGTTCGTATTTCTTATAAAGGAGATGCTGATGGATTGTATGTAAGGTATGGAGTAAATGGCGAAACTGATACATTTCGCACCTTTGAAGATACTGAATTGTCAGGTGGGATTGCGACTCCTGACGGAAGCTCTGATACTACTCCATTGGAAGATGCAACTGATTTAACACATTGGACTCACGCAGAATTAAAACCATCTACAGCATCTCAAGCAGATAATATATATAGTTTTAGAATAGTTATGTCGGGAACTATTGATAATGATTTTAGAATTAATGACATTTCAATTGTTTATAGACTAAAGCCACCAAAGTAATATGGCATTCACAAGACAAGAAAGAGTTGCTTCCCATAGGAAGCAGGAAAAAATACAAGTAGGGGATGGTATTCCATCTGTCCATGAACTTGTAGATGGAGTCCCTGTTTTCAGAAGAGTATCTGGTAGAGTAATAGAATATATAAGAATTGGACAATCTTTATTTGAAAGCGTCTTTGGAAAAGTTACCGTATCTAAAGCCCCAGTAGATGTTGTAGACTTTGATGATGATGGTTATCTTAAATTTGATAATGGTTTAATTATGCAATGGGGTCAAGAAACTATTAGTGATACCACAGAAGTAGTCACGTTTCCAATAGCCTTCCCTACTGCGTGTTTGAATGTAGTTGGTACTGCATATCGTAGCGCGCAAACAGGAGGATTAACAAACTCTTTAGCAATAAATACACTTCCAACAACAACAACGGTTGTTTTTAACACAGCTAGTGTTTGGCAGACTTTATTTTGGCAAGCTATAGGGCATTAAGAAAATATTTTATGATGGATAAAGTGACAGCATTGTTAGTAAATTATAATGAAAAACTGTAATTAATATTCATGCCTACTCCAGTATATTCAGCAGCCCTATCCGCATCTCGGGCGTCATCGGAATTAGAAAAAGAAAAGTACAATATATTAGATGCTATAGATCAAGTAGAATTTGCTTCTGAAAAAGCTTCTTATGATCGTGAAAGATGGGGAAAATTAGAGTCTACAGTAGCCGATGCACTCGAGGTGGCCAGCACCTTAGGTGGCATGATGGAAGATCAGCAAATCTTTGAAGATGTATATCTTCCAGAAGCCCAAGAAACAATTGCTAAACAATCTTATGAAGGTAAAATCTCTTGGGAAAAATTTAAAGGTAAAAAAGATTTGTATAGCGCTTATTTAAGTGAGTTCGCTCCACAGAAAGTAGATAGGCCATGGTGGGATGTATTAGGAGAAACTGAGTACAAGTTTGGAGAAAAAGGAGGTACGTATTCAAAAGGTATGATAGCTGCTACAGGAAGGCATAGAAAAGGTACATCAGATGTATCGGCTTTATTAGGGGATACAGATAAACCAACTATGATAGAAGAAGTTGACAAAAATATAAACAAACAAGTAGAGGGAAAAGATACTGCTCTTGAGAAACTGAAGAAAGAGGCTGAAAGGAAACAGTTAGATAGGGAAAGAAAAGCGATGAAAGAATTGGAAAAGAGACAAGCGGAAGCAGCTGCGGAGAAAGCAGCTAAAGAAGCAGCAGATTTTGATCCATCGGGAAGCAAGAATTATTTGGCTGAAGATGCAGAAGAAGCCGCTGATGAAGGTCAAGGAGCGTTATTACCTGCCAAAGAAACTGATAAACCAGATAAAATGGCAGAGATGATGAAAATATATAAAGAACAAGATTTGAATCCTTCAGTAACGGGAGGGTCTGAAGTAGATTGGTTTGACCCAGCAAGAGCTAAAGAGTTTGGATGGGTAGATGGAAGATGGATATAAAATGGCTAGTCTAGCAGCAGAACATTTATCAGAAGCAGCTTATGGCAGGTATGGTGATACCGATATTGCTGTATCTAGATATGTTGACCCGGGAAAGAAATGGCATGTTAATCCAATGGAAAAAAGTTTAATGGAGAGTGGGGCTAGAGGAGAAAAGCTCGTGGATGCCTTAGGCTCTGGGACTATAAATCCTATGACTGGGAATGAAGAGAAGTTTTTAGGTATTTCAACAGCAGCGTGGGTAGCAGGAGCTACGATAGGTAGTTTTCTTCTATCGGCTGCTTCTTCTGCTAGCGAGGGACATACAGCGGAAAGAGAATCTTCATCAAAGGTTGCTGGATATGATGAGGCTCTTTCAGGTATAGAATCAGCACAGAAAAAACTTGAGCCAGCTCGTTCAGCAAAAATAAAATTAGCTAAGGCTGAATATGAACAAGAGGCTAAGAGTTTTTCCGCTGAAACTGGTATGAAATATGATGATGTGCAACGTGATACTGAGCAAACTATTGCAAAAGCAAATATGCCTACTCATGGGACTGTTGGAGCAAAAAGATCATCAGCATGGAAAAGGATTCAGGGAACAGCTACTAGAGGAAAAGAAAAATTACACGGACTATTGGGCAAATCTATGGGTGAGATAGAAGAATGGTATGAAGGCGAAAAAGGTAGATTAGATTTAGAACAAAAAAGAATAACTAGAGAGAGAGAATTGGAAGCAGATAAAGCTGATGATTGGTATTTAGGTAAGTACGCAATTAAAGCTGGCGAGTTTATATCAGGTGGCGGTATTCAGCAATCTATTGAAGAAACGAGTGAGGCGTACGTGGAGCATAAATATGGCTAATCCTTACGGTTCCAACGCATTACAATCCCTAAATAGGATACTTCAGTATAGGGAAGAAAAAGAAGGTCGTAAAGTCCAAGAATCATTACAGTTCATGGAGCTTGCTCAGACAAAAAGTTATAGAGAGGCTCAATTAGGATTAGAAGAACAAAGAATTGAGATAGCTAAAGATCGTCAAGCTTTCACAGCTATCCAATCGCAATTAGATACTGCTCAGAAAGCTAACATTCAATATCAAACTAATATAGCTGAAAGTTGGATTACAGAGTCAGGTCTTGGTGATGTATATACTAAAATTCCTTCTGGATCAATTACAGATGTAAAAGAAATAGAAGAAGGTATAGATACATTAACTGATGCATTAAAAGGCAAAAAATCATCTTGGTACAATCCGTGGAGTAAAGGGACAAAAGCTAGATTTACTGAAGACCAAGCTGAGCAAATAGTAACTGCTTTATGGTCTTTCAAGCAATCAAATGATCCATCATCTATTTTATCTTTAGCTAAGTCAACAAGTGATTCTATTAGCAGAGCTACAACCGACCCTAAAGCTAGTGTATATGATAAAAGTCTATATGAATCATTTTTTGCTTTAGGGGCTACTCAAGAGTTTGCCAATATGGGTAAAAGAGCTATGACATCATTAGATAACGAACAAAAGATTTTAAAAGAGCAGGGTGAATTTGCTCAAGGTGATTACATCTTTCAAAGTAAATTAAATTTTGGTGACGATGATGATAAAGCTAACATACAAGAGTCTCAAATATTTATAGGGGAAAGGGCATTAGAAGATCAATTGATTGATTGGCAAGAACAGTATGAAAAAGATCATCCAGAAGATGAAGAAGGTTTAATAGGCCCCAAGATTACAACAGGTGCGTTGGCTCTTGGAGCAGCTGGCATAGCAGCAGCGGGCGAAAGAGAAAGAAGATTATTTACTGAAGGTATAGATAAATACTTATCGGATTTTGAAACAAATAAACTTCGTAAAGGCACAGCAAATCCAGATGCTTTAGGGTGGAAAGAGTTTCAAGACAAGTATAAATTTCCAAAGAAGAGAGCCCATTGGGTAAGAAATCAAGCTAAAATTCAACAACAAGCTAGAGCCGCTGGTAAAGCATCTATGTCTATACCTAGAGCATGGGAAGCTACTAAAGCTGGAGCTGTTGGAGCAAGAGAATGGGCTGTGGGTGTTGGCGGTAAAGCTGCTGTCAGCACTGGAGTGGGATTATCTCTTCCATTTGCTGGTAGAGCGATAGGTGAAGCTGTTGGAGATCAAGAAGGTGGTATGGTTGGTGAAGCTGTAGGATTAGGTGGGTTTGGAGCTCAACAAGTTTGGAATCAAACAGCAAAGAAGGGGTCACGATCTTTTATTAGTTATTTAGCAAGTAAATTCCCATCTATTGGAGGAAAAGCAGCTGCTATGGCTATGTCAGATTCACCAATGTTACCGATAGGAGATATAGCAGCTCTAGGTTTTACAGCTTACGAAATATATGATTTATATCAAGAGTGGTCTGCAGGCGCTGAGTAATGGCAGACACTCCAGCCTCATTGCAGCCTAGTCAAGCTACATTACTGCTACATGAAAGACTAACGAAGCAAGGTAGGGATGTAAATATAAATGATCTTGATAAATGGTTAAGAAATAAACTCCCATCATCAAGACCTACGCTTCCCGCCCCTACAACCCCAGCTCAACCTAGACCAATTTTCACAGGAACTGGAAAACTGCCAGATTGGTATGAGCCTGTAGGCAGTAAAGCATCAGAAAGTGATGTTGATTTATTAAACTCTCTTGGTGTAGCTCTATGGAGCTTTGCTGATACTGCAGCTTTTGGTGTACCCGGTGCCTTAGTAGAAGAAGAGGAATTTCTAGATTTTGAAGACCCTCTAGGTAAGTGGCTTGGAGCTGTAGGTGGATTTGCAGGGTTTGTGAAAGGTGCTCCTATGAGATTAGGAGCTAAAGCAGTCGCTCAAGTAGCAAAGCCTTTTATAAAGAAAGCTGGTAAAGAGTCTGCTGATACTATTATTCGTGGTATGACTAAAGTCGGTAAGGAAGGCGGGCTTAGTAGAAAAACTATAAAAGAAGTGACTACTGGTTATGGTGGACTTGTTCAAAAATCTCAAATGGACAAGACATTAAGAGGGCAAAAGTTTAAAGAATCTAGTGAAGACTTCTTAACTGGCTTTCTTGATAAAAGTCCAGATTTAACTGATGTGGAACGAGTAGCTGTAAAAAATATGTTTAGAGAAAATGTGATGAAAAGGCCTTTACAGGATTTCAAAGGACTTATGGCTGATTCAGCAATGTCTCTAAGCAGTCCCAATACAGCTAAGGTTATAGGCCATGCTATAAATGACGCTGTCATGTTTGGTCTGATTGATACCGTATTTGAAGGTGTAAGTACCATAGAAGACCACGAATATGATTGGACGGCTCCAGTGTGGGGTGTGGGAACTGGTGTCGCATTCGCTCAATTATCTTGGTTAAAACCTAAAGGTAAAGCAGCTAGTTGGATAAAAGATTTTAGGTCTGGATTGAAATCATCTTTTAGAAAGAATCCTTATAAGAATGCAGATAGGGAAGCATTGTCTAATTATGCAAACTTCTTTGGGAAAGCTTTAAAAGGCAATAATGCAAGCCCAGTGCAACAAGTTTCTTATAAAGGAATTTCAGACTCAGTAAACCTTATGGATGATAGAGTTTATGATAAGTTTAAAAGTATATGGGGAGATAATGCTGAAGATGCTATGAGATCATTTTTAGACTCACACAGGAAGAAGTGGGGTAGGGAGCTTATGAAATGGTCTACAGCTGCTGAAGCTGAAAATATTGCTCAAAATTGGGTAAGAATGGGACTAGGTGGTATGTTATTCAACCTACATACTTTTCATGACATATATAGTAAGGGATATGAACCAGATGTAAGTGACATTTTACCCCATTTCCTTATTGGAGCATACGTTCAAAGGAGATCGAATCCTGCTAAGTTTGATTTAAAGTCAGGTGAAGTTAATCAAGCCAGAAATAATTTACTTGCTCTTGGTATGCATCCAGAGCAATTATCGGAAATACCATCACTTAGATATACTAAGAGTCCTGCAGATAATATATTTAATGATCCTAAGTGGAAACCAGTAGAGGAATTAGCTCGTGAAAGAGGTATCATAACAGACAGTAGGGAAGTTTCTGAAGTAAGATTAAAGACGGGTGAAGTTAGTGTTCAAATGAAACCAGTAGAGGGTTTTGATTTGGTTTTTGAGGATTTACTTTCAAGAGGTAAATATGCTAAGTATAAAGATGAAGTAAATACTAAAGATGCTGAGGCTATAATGAGGAAGATGAAAGAGATTGATCCTTCGTTAAAGACTCTTAAAGATTATGAGGTAGTATTTGAAGATTCTAGATTAAAAGGGTCTGAAAGTTTTGAAGATAGCTTTACTGAGGTAATCGAAGCTGTTAGATTAGCTGATGTAGATAATACTCTTAGTATAACATCATCTGTAGAAGGAAAGCCGGGGCAGTCTCCTATATATATAGGCATTTCTAAAGAATTAGCTGATAAAGCTAGAAAGGGTGAATTAGACTTTTTAGGGGATTTAAAAGGTGAAGCTGCTGAAATAGAATTAAATGAGAAAATAGGTGGATTAAATAAAATACTTACTACTGCTAATTTATTAGGTAAAACTAAACCATTACCAAATGAAGGAGGTACAAATGACAGTAGGAGAATAACAAGTGAGTCTCTACTAAGGTCAACTTATAGAGCTGTTAGCGAAGCTGAGGCAAGTATAAATGAAAGATTTCCAGATGCTAGAGATCATGTTGATAGGTTTTCATTTCAAAATTCATATAATGATTATATTAATATTTTATCAAAAAATTATGCTTTAAGGTCAGCGGAGAAGATATCTAATATTTTTCATCCAGCATCCCCTGCAGGCGAAAGAGATAGACTTGGTGATATATTAAGAAATGTTGGCATATTGACAGACCCCATTAGTAGAAAAGATGGTAAAATTAGCAGCAACATAAGGTCAGATATAAGCAGAATAATCATCACAGACCCAGCGAATCCAGACAAAGCTCTTGGTAAAAATGATTCAAGATTGGGTGAGGCTAAGAGAATGTTAAATAGAATTTTAACTATTCAGTCTTTATCTGGTGGATATGATGTAATGGAAAACGCTCCTAGAAAGCTTGTTAGTTATGATAGAATTGTCAACTTAGAGAAGTTTTTAGCTAATAAGGGATATACTAAAGAAGTTTGGGGAAAAGACTGGATGCATGGTCAGATTACTGACTATATAATGAGGGACAGAATAAAGAGAACTAACCTTTCAATAGAGCAAGCTGATACACTTTTTTCATTAGCTGAGAAAGGTTTTGCTAGATTTGAGACAGCTGTTGAAGGAAGGGCTGCTGGTTTTAGAGTAAAGCTTATTGATGAAAGAGTAATACCAGACAATGATACTAGAGTAATAAAGTTAGCTCAACAATATAATAAATATGTAAGACAACTTGTAGAAGATGGTGGAGGAGATCGAGGTCTTGTAAAAACTGAAGGACTTGTTAAAGTATTAGAATCATCTGCTATTGATAGTCTATTTCAAGCTCTTCAGAACCCTGCTCAACGAATGTCTGCAAGGGCTCAGTTAACTCAGTTTATAAATTCATTACCAACAACTAAAAAGTCTTATACTGTTCTTGGTAAACAGATGCAAGAGTTTATAAACCTACCCGGGGCTACTGAGGATCAATTAATAAAGTGGTTGTCAGCTGCTAAAGTTTTTTCATTATCCGATCCGGGTAAGGGGTCATATGAAATAGACATGAAAAAATTTAATCAGAAGTTGGCTATAGAATTGTCTAATAATATGGATAAAGTTGGGATTACTCCAGAATATGCTGAATCTAAATTTTTAGAATACGAAAAAGCTGTTAAAGAAAAACTTCTTACAGACGCTGATGAGATGGATGTAGACAAAGGGATGACTCTGGATAAGTTTTTTAAGAAGTATCGCACTGGTGACAATGAAGCCTTTAATATGAATAGGCATGATTCTGCGACAAAATTAGAACACTTTAATGATTTAGTATATACTGACGTTCCAACAAAATTATTAGCTCCCAAAGTTATTAAAAATATGCTAAAAAGAATCCATGTAAAGCGTGGAAAAGATTTTGTAAAGTATACCAATCTATCAAGTAAACAAAAACAAAAAGAAAAACCAGTAATAATAAGAGACTTAATAAGTTTACTGGCTAGACAAGGTTCTCAAACAGAAGTTCCTATGTTGGAATGGCAACATGGTAATGTCGTTAAAACAAAAGAGACTGTAAACATAAGTAGATTTTCTAAATTTTTTAAAGAAACATTAGCTGATGAAGTCCCTTATTATATTATAAACCCATACGCCTCTACATATGAACTTGTTGATGGCAGATATGTGAATCATGGTTTTGTTGATATCTATAGAGATAGTGCCAATCTATCTAAACAGCAAAGAGAAAAAATAACTGGTCAAAAACAAGATTTTAAAGCTTATTTAAGTCAGATGGAGGCAATTGATAAAGTTTCGATAAGGGATGGAGACACTAAAGGACTTCATACTATGAGGCTTTCAAGTAATATAGCTCCTATAGCTATTGAAAAAAGACATCTTCCAAATTTAGTTGAGCCTTATAGACAATTTGTCAGTGAATATGAGAATATGGCTGGAGTCAATAAAAAAGTGATCGAACAGATGCAAAAAGAAATAAAATCGTTTGATGAAGGGACTGCTACTGAGGTTGATTATGAACATGCTTTAAGAAGAATGATGTTCAAAGATATGTTAACTGGTAAAGATGGGAATAAATTTTTTATAGAATTTTTAAATGGAAATGTAAATATAAATAAAACATTAGGTAGGATAAAATTATACAATACAAAGAAATTTGTTAAACCTTCTAAAGATTTTTTATTAGAAATTGCAGATGCCCATAAGTCGATTGGTGATACAGAGACATCAAAGGCTTTCATGAGAGTCCTTAGAAATAAAGGATATGGAGTAGCTATATGGAATGATGAAAGCTATAATACAGTTAGAGACGAAGCTATATCTATGTTAAGTAAAGAGCTTCCAAAGACTAGTAAGGGGAAATTGGATATAGATGCTGCTACTAAATTGTATGATAATATTATTGGAGAAGCTCACAAAGAAGCTTCCGCTTTTGATAGTATATCTTTTGTCTCTAAAGATATGATGAGAGTGGCTCATACCCTTGTTGGTCATTCACCTGAATCTCAAAATCCTATCAAACCTATTATATCTTCTGGCGGTCCTGACTCACCACTTCTTTTAGGTAAAACTGTTTTTGTATACTCAAGTGCTTTAGATGGATTTTTTAGTAAGAATAAGGGTATTGATATATTATTAACTAAAAGCGGAGCTAAGGCTTATAATCCAGTCGACAGTGGTATGGCGGGATCAGCTGCTGATGCTAGTATAATTAATAAGCCGTGGCAAAGAATTACAGGGGCAGCTAGGCCTGGCCAAGTAATAGGTAGTGGTAAAACAAGATTAATAACCATTGATTCTCTTGGTATACAAGCTAATAAGGATTCAAATATGCTTTCAGCTAAGACTTCTATGGCTGATTTTAATTATACTAAGAATAAGGAAGCAGGCAACATATACGATGTTATGTTTGCTGAACCCCTTAACCAAAGGTTGGAGGCTATGAAATACATAGCTCATGAGCCAATTGCTATGCGTCAGTGGATTGAAAGTGAAATGGGTAAGGACTTTAATCCAGATGTGAAAGCTGGTGAAGGAATGGCTCATATAAATAATATGTTTTATTGGTCTCAAATATCAAGGGATGCTAATCCTAAGTCATATAGTGAAAGAATGTTTAAAAATAAAATGTATGGAGTCTATATAAATTCATTGATAAATGAGAGTAGGGGTGTTACTAATCAAGGTGATTTAGCTGGAGATATTAAAGAAAGTCACAGATATAGTGGACAAGCTGTTCTTATACAAGTTCCAGATGCTGCTAAAAGATTAAAGCCAACTGTAGTTGATGCTGATGGTAAAATGGTTATAAGAGGCGAGGTAATGCTTCCGTTTCACGAACAGAATATGAGTATAGATGTTTTAAGAGCTGGGGAACATGGTCAGCAAATGGATGTTAGATTTGTTAGAAAAGGGGAAACGTTTACAGGCGATCAGATATTTGGTAAAGAATGGGATGCTGTAGCTAGGGATAGCACATTAGGTACTATTTATGCAGATTTAAATTCTAGAATAAAAGCTGGTGATGTACCAGCTGGGACTCAAATAGGAGTCATTGTTAGCAGGAAGCCTAGAACTAGACCTAATGATATGATGATATTGGGATTAAAAGGATTTTTAGAAGAAACATATGGTAATGGATTGCAAGTAAACAGCTTAGATGTTGTTAATGTTTTTGAAGGTGATTATGATGTAGATAAAGCTGATTACTTTTTTGCCCATAGGCAAGGAATGTTTGAGCATGTAAACAGAACATCTAAGTTTTTTGTTCAAGGTGTAGACCCAACTAAATATGCAACGGCAAGTGAATTTAAATGGACTATGCCTGCTAATACTGCAAGTGAATCTATTGAAAGATTAGCAGCTGATAATGATTTATATAAGTCATCTATTGGCGTGGTACAAAAAATCCCTAGAATGTTGGGATACCTTGATAAGATATCTACAAAATTAACTCCAGAAGAGGCTAGAAATCTTGGTTTAAAAGATATTATTAGAAAAAATGCGGATGGTGAGGACTTTGTTCCAGGTGTTCTTATTGATGTACCCGGCAAAGAAGGGTATAGGATAGTAATGGACTATGATAATTTAGATTTTTATACAAGATCAGCATTAGAAACTCAATATATAATAGATGGCAGTGGAAAATTAAATAGAAATATCGCTCAAAATATTAATACTTGGAAACCTGAATTTCTTTTTCCCACTAAAGGTGAATCTATAGTTCCAGCAGCAGCTGAACAACGAAAAGCCGGGTTTATTAATCAAATGAGAACTAATGGCAATGAGAATGGTAAAAGAGTTAGAATTTTCAGAAAGATAAATGCAGATACGACTGAAGGTGAGTTAACAAAGCTTGATAAAGCTGTTATACAAGGACTTCTTAATGAATACGGTTCGATGTTAAACGCAACTGGTAAAACTATGTTTGAAAAAAGTGGAGAGCAAAGAGCCCCTAATTATCAAGACGTAGTAGATGCAGCTGAAAAATTTAGAGGTTTTAACAGAAATATAAGTGACCAATTGTACTATAGGTTAAGAAATAAAAGAATTGATCCTAATGACCCAAATAGTAAAAAGTGGAGAGATGATCCAGAGTTTGACAGTATCTTTGGAGTTAGAGAACTTGGAGGTGGGAAAAATGAAAAATGGAAATATAGTAAGCAAAAGAAAAAGAGATATTGGAAACCTACACAGCAAATAGTAAGAAGTGATACAAAAGTTAGAGGCGAACAATATGCTGATGGTCAAAGAGGCTCTGTTATTGATAGAATTACATGGAATTTGCTTGAAGCTGATGTTTTTAATCAAACTAAAAATGAAGGATTGACAGGTGGAGCTAGGGGAATGGTAGAAGATTGGTATGCTCAGATGCATGGAGGTAGAAGAGCAGACATGGCTCATGAGATTGATCGGCTTAACGATAACATTATAAAAGGATCGTTTAGTCATAATAAAAAAGTAGCCATAATAGAGTCTCTTAAAAAGAAGGTTATGCAGGTGTTGAATGATCCTAGCAAGACATATAAGCAAAAAACTTATGCTAAGGATAATATAAATAAAACAATAAAGACTCTTGAAAAAGAACTTGGAAAAGAAATTCCTAAATCATATTGGAAAACTAAATCAGCTAAGGATTTAAAGAAGATTCAAATTGTATCTATGGAACAGGATGACTTGAAACAAGGCGCTATACAATATGGAACAATGGAAGTGCTAAAAGAGTATTTGCCATTTGTAAATGGTGATATGAATTTTTCCTTAAATAGAAAAGGGATAGAAAGATTATCTGAATTAAAGAAACTCAGGCAGTTGTTTTATAGCAACCAAACAAGGCTTGAAGATGTTATGAAGTATAAAGGAAAGAGTATATTAAATAGCGAGACAATAGCTTTTTTAACAAACATGCCAGCTTTAAGCACTTTTTATAAAATAGAATCTGATTATTTAAGACAAGCATATGCAGAACATGGTAATCCTTTTATATTTGCTTTTATGCAGCCAGCTAATAATAAATACCAGATAGCTGTACATAATGGTAGGGTGCATCCCGTTCCTTATCAAGCATCAAAAAGATACTCGAGAGGTCTTCAATTCCTAACTTCATTAGCTACAGAGTCGTTTGATCCTGACCTTAATCATAGAATGCCCGGATATCAAGATTTTGTAAGAAATTCATTATATTATTTACAGCTATCAGAAGCTCAGTTTGAAAGATATTTTAATAATAAAATTGAATTAAGGAATGTTCTTGGCACTAGAGTAGGTAAGGGTGTTGATATTAATGAGTTAAATGAATCGCAAATGTTGTCATTACTTGAGAGAATAAGACTTCCAAATTTTGATAAGGACATGCAGGATAAGTTTACAAATTTTACTAATATTCAATGGGCTAGGGATAAAAAAAGAATAACTGGTGGTCGTGAGTTAACTAATGATCATTTATTGGATTTTTATTCAAGTCTTATGAAACTGGCTGGTAAAGAAAAACAGTTTGATTCTTATTTACAGAATATGCATGATATAGAAGCTCAGATGTTGTCTAATAATATAATGTCTCCAATTGAATATTTGTCTAAGAGATCAATGATTGAGTCTGAAATTAAAGGCATTGCTCAAGATGTCCTTACAAGTGCAATGACTGGCGACCCTAAAAATCCGATTGTACAAAATATTTTAAGTAATCCAGTGTTGGCAATTATGGGAGGGCCTGGATATTTTAAGGGAGTAACTTTTGAAAAGCAATCTAAGTTAAATGTAGAAAGGCTTAGGAATATGAAAAATATGTTCGAGACATTGGACTCTTATAAAGAGGAATTATCTTTTGGAAGTCATAAAGGTAAAGCTGAATTTTTAAAGCTTAAAGAATTATGCCCGTAAACTGCACATTAGTAAGTAAACATTATAAAGACCTACTTGGTGAAATAGAAAAATGGTCTGAGTCTAATAAGAGTAGATCATATTTTAAAGACCCGTATGAGGCTGCTTTTAAGCTTGTAGAAACTGAATTTAATATGGACTTAAATACTCTTAAGTATAATCCAGAGATTACAGCAGGTCAAGTTGGTTCTTTTAGGAGCAGGCTAAGAGAGCTCACAAGGAATATTGATAATGGTAAGATGGCTAATACTTGGGCTTCAACATTTTGGCAATCATCTAAGTATGGTAAAAAAGACCCAGTTGTTGGCAATGTTCTAAATAAGATGGGTATGTCTGGTTTTCATTTCAGAGCTAATGAGGCAAGGGATACTACATTATTTCAAGCTGTCTTGACTAATATTAAATCAGAGGCTGGTCGAAGACATTTAACTTCAATTACTGGATGGTCTGAAGTAAAAGTTGAAAAAGAATTAAATAGACTTGATACTGAATGGATGAAAGCTATAGCTGATTACAAAAACAATGTACCAGGAGCTTCAGATAAAATAACTAAAATTAAAACACAAATGGACGAATTGGTTAGAGACACCCATTTAAAAGTATATGATGATTTAATAAATATTTTAGAGAGTACAAAAGAAGGTTCTTTAAGAGATGTTTTAAAAAATAAATATCTTAAGATGAGTAAGTCCGACAGGGGAAAAGTTGATAGAGGTGAAAAAACAGTAAAAGCTTCTAAAAAAGATTTACGTCAGGTCAAAATTGACGGAGAAGAAATATCTGATCAAATGTATGGAGCATTAGAAAACTATATGGAGCTGTCGGATGGTTTGTATAAGTCATTACGGCAGGGTGTCGATAAAAGGATCGACTCTATCATCAAGAAATTAGTAGCATCGGGTAGGGATGTATCAGCTAGTGAGTTTAAAAATATAAAAGAAAGATTAAAAGGGAAGTTAATGCCTAAATATGAGCAGGGATTCTTTCCACATTATTCAAGAGACTTGAATATCAATATGATGGATGGTTTAATGCCTAAGTTTGAAGATATGCAAACATCTATTAATGATTATAGTAAATCAAATAATAAAAAATCTATAAAACAAATCATAAAAGAAATGAATGGATATATTGATGGGCATGCTAAGTCTAGAGCTAGGGACTTAGAAAGCGGTGAATATGATTATGATTATAGCAGAAATTTTGTCAACTCTATAACTAACTATATAACAGATATTAATAGATTTAATTTTGCTTCATTTATGGATGCTCATATGATTGATGGACTTATGTCTATCGAAAGAATTTATAAAACCGAAGGAGCTGCTAAGGGCTACGCTGAGTCTATTACTAATTTTTTACAAGATTTAAACATGGCTGCTAATGGTCATAATAATATAAGTGAGAACACTAGAAACTTCATGAGAACTCTATTGGGATTTGAGTTTATATCTAAACTTGGATTCAATCCTAGAGGTGCTTTAAGAAATACAACACAAAGATTTTTAGATTATGTTAACTGGGGCCCTATACAGATAAACTCTACAAATGAATATTTAAGAACTTTATCCTTTAAAGAAGGGCAGGAATTGTTTGTTGAAAATGAATTAAAAAAGGCTGGACTATTATTTGATACGCAATCTCCAGAGTTTATGCAAACTGGACTAGATACGCCAGCTTCTATATTTAGAACAGTAAGTTGGAATGACTCTGCTGGAAAGTTTCAAGTAAATAAGCCGGGAAAAATGAAGTCTGTCGCTGATAAGGTTTCTTGGTTAGCAGGCAAATCATCTTATCTACATAGAACAGCTGAGAATATAAATAGGAAACATACATTTAAGATTGGCTATGGTCAGATGCATAAATGGCTGAGTAGTAAAAGTTATTACGATTCTCTTGTTGCAAAAAGAAGCGAAACTGAGGCTGGTAAGAAAAGAATAGCTAAGGGAGAAGAAGTTTTAACGGAAGCACAATTTCAAGCTATCGTGGAAAAAAAATCTGCTAATTACGCTATAAATATGGTAGTTATGAACCATTTTGATTATGCTGATTATGCTAAGGCTAAGTGGACTAGAAGTAAAATAGGTAGATTTGCAGGACAGTTTCAGCATTATAGCTTTGAGTTTTTAGAAAGAAATATAGCAATACTTAGAGAAGCTAAACATGATGTTGTAGCTGGTAAACTACTTCCTGGAAAAGATGCTCAAGGATTAATGAAAGCTTATAGAATGTCTATGGCTTACTTCTTTGCTCCTTTAATGGCTTCTGAATTAATGGGTGTTGATTTTTCTAATCTAATAGAGCATGATACTTTACAAAGATTAAAACAATTAACTACATTATTCACTGGTGACGATGAGGAAATACAAGAAGCTTTTTATGGTAAAGGCCCTATCATAAGTACATTTGGTGGGCCTCTTCTTAGTGATACAATAGATATAGGTGTTATGTTAGATTTAATAGATTTAGATGAGCCAGGCATACTTACATTAATCTCTGGGTTAGAAAATTATGACCCATCGACATCAACTGAAATTGGCTCTAAGTTAAGAATCCTTAATACTTTTTTAGGTAGAGCTTATGAAAGACATTATCCATTAATACAAAAAGGTAATATTGGAATGGCTTTTCAACAAGAATTTGGTTTATATCCCACAGCTAAAGCTAGAAAAAAGAGAAAGAAAGAGACATCTAGAGCTGTTCCAATGGAATTAGAAAAAGCATTGAGGCTTATGGAACAAAGTTAGAAGATAGCAGCCGGGGTGATAGAGTCCCGACTACTACCTTCTTTTAGCAAGGAGTGACTATGCTAAATAGTTTTCTTCGCTGTTTTCTATTATATAATTTATTGTCATGTCTATAACTTTTTGAAGTTGTAATAGAACATTTAATATTACTTTTTCTTTATTTTGTATATTACTTTCTTCGCAGAGTTCAAACATTTTTAAGTTGCTTTGTAGCGTTTGTTTCAGTAGTTCGTATTCTTCACTCACTTGTCTCTCCTTCCTGTTGTTGGTTTAAACCATACATAGCTATTAGTATGGCATCTGAATTATAAAGTGTAACTCTTTTGTCTGTATACCTTGATGCTATTTCTTTTAATGATCGTTTACGTTCTTGTTTATCTTTAGGTAGTTCTATATTAAGTTTAGTTTTCCAGTATTTTTGCCATTTTTGTGGTGATACGAGTGTAGTGTTTACTTTATATGCTGCTAATATTCCTTGCCATTGTCCAAAGTTCTGTCCAAACTTAAATAGAGATGATCTTCCATCGTGAGGCATTGCGTGTACTTGTTCTAAATACGCTTTAGCTCTCATATTTTTATCGACATACTCAGAGTTTTTAGATGATCTGATTATATCTGCCATTCCTTCTATTGTTTTTGGACACTTTATTATGGTGTTGAGGCCACCTTTCCAGATGGCCACTCCACCACTTTTCCCCGGGTCTATTCCTATTATAGTCATTATATATCCGCCTCAGCCATATCAGAGTTCATATAGAATTTGCATTTGTTACCATTAAATCCTATTAAATGAGTACCTATCTTCCCGTATCTGCTTTTCGCTACTATTATTTCACTCTTGTACTGAGAGTATCTTTCACTGTCAAAGTTATGACCATAGAATACGAACATTGCTGACTCAGCTGCTTGTTCTATAACACCTGACTCTGCATAATCGCTCATTCTTGGACGAGGGTCTATTCTTTTCTCTATCTCTCTGTTCAATTGTGATACTAAGATAGCGCTACAGTTTTCTTGTTTACATATCCACTTATACTCTTGCATGATCTTTTCAATCTCGAATCTTCTACCTTCTCTAACACCATTTACATCTATTAACTGTATGTAGTCATCTATTACTATATCTGGTTTATACCTAGCAATTTCTCTAAGACATTCAGATAAGGATCGAACATCATCATACATCATAAAGTTTTCATAATTTTTCTTTATTTTATTTGATGCTGATTCAAACTCTTTCTGACTGCCTTCTGATAGGTCATTCCGTCTTATGTTTATATATTCAAGACTGTTGCTTTCCATCACTGTCATCTTCTTTAACATTTCTGTGTTGCTCATCTCTCTATTAAACAGCATTACTCTGTAACCTTGCTGGACAAGACCTTTAACCATGTTAATAACTAGTGTTGTCTTTCCATGACCGGGTCTTCC